TTAGCACTATAACCAGTCACCAGATTTAGTGTATATGTGCTGCCACTCACTGACAGTTGATAGAAAGCATCAGCTGGTGGAATGTAAAATAATTGACCGTCTTGATACAATGTAGCTGCTACCTGGGCTTCAGTGAATGAATTATAGCTAGATACCACAGTGGTATTATCCACTGGTGTTTGTACTACAAAGTTATCATAGCCGTATGTACCTTGGAAATATACATACTTGCTGCTGGTGTTGACTGTAGGATCAACGATTAATTCAAACAATTCAGGATTATCAGGTACACCTGAGTTATTAGTGTCAGGGAATGTTACGTAGATAGCATTGGGATTTTCATATCCATCAGCTTCAATGATGCTTTTATAAACGTACCATGAATAGTCTAATGCCAATGGACTCGCTGAATCAGGTTGGCTATTGACTTTTAACACATTGATTTGGTCTCGTATAGTCAATCCAGTATTAGGATCAAATACTTTAACTGTGTTGTCATAGTAGAAATTAGTCTGTTGGGTACTTTCAAACACATAATTCAATCCGCGATAGCTGACGGTATAGGTTTTACCTGCTGTTTCAAAATCGATTAACCAACTTGAATCAAGACCTTTGCTACTGGTATCACCAGCATAGTTCAGACTAAAATCACCGGTGTTAAGGTCGGCTGGTAAAATCAATTTCCATGTAGTTGAATTAATGTCATAGCGTAGACCAAAGTTTTCATATGCTTGGATATAACTGACCATTGACGCGATTAGATCAGCACCAAAGTCAACATTAAATACCGCAAATACTTTATCTGCGATAGCACCTAACGGTACTGACTTGTTTAGTGTGATAGGTCCTGATCCATTAGACAAGTCACCCAGGCCGCCATTGGTACCATCACCGATCACCAATTCTACTTTGGCATAGATATAATATTTGTCACCTGAATGGCTAGGTGTTCCTACTTGAATTTGATTCTGGGCATCAAAGTAATTGCCCGTGCCTGCTGAGAAGCGTACGATAGCACCTTGAGTGATATATCTGATATCGTTAGACACCACTTGTCCAACTTGTAGTATTTTGCCATTGACATCATAGAAGTAACCTGTTGATCCATTAGCAACAGCAGTGCTAAAATTCCAAAAGACGTTGGTCAATGAAATCAATGGATACTGTGAATAGAAAAATTGCAGTGTTTCTTGTTCAGATGCTATTGGTGCTACTTGATCGTAGATCACGCGATAGATATCATTGGTGGTCGCATAGTCAAATGTAAATGATTTTACAAATGGATCTCTGTAGATGATACCGTCACTACAGAAAATATTTGTACTTGAATATTTGCCCGTAGCATCAAGAACGTCTAGATAACGTGACACCCCACTACTGGTACGATTAACTGCTTTGACTTTTAAGATGTTGCTGAATAGTGTATACGGTAAGATGTTGTAGTCTTCGCCTGTTACCATACGATTTTGTGTATAGTATTGTTGCGGTGCTTTTTGACGTATGTCATCAATGGTTTCGCGTGCTACAGCATTAGCTACTGTATAGCGTAGGCTAGCACGTATGGTTAATGTCTCAATACGTCCGCTGCGGCTAGTATAGTTGATAGGCATTACGATGCCTTGCATTTCACTAGGTGTAATCTTATAGCTCAAACCATTACTGACTCTATAATAAATCCTGAAATTGCCTTGTGGAATTTGTGCAAATGATCCATCACCAAACACTATATCGATCTGGTCGTTAGCACGGCTGGTTACTTGATAAATGGTTTTAACTGTTTCAGTATTGTAGATAATATTGGTCGCGCCCACAGCTGGAACCTGTGTCCATAACACATCTGGTAAATTATTTTTATCTAGACTATATACCCAAATGTCTGTGTTGTTGATATTGTCAACGTTGATACTGTAAACCCTATTAGGTATACTTTCTAAGAAATTTACATCAACACTGTTAAGAGCACCTTGTTTAAAATACAAGAAATAACCAGTGTTGGCACTACTGTTACCTAGTCCATCATTTTCATATAGAATGTTAAATGGTAAATTTGGTCTTGGTGCGGTTTCGTATACATAATTCTGGCCAGCAAATGTGGGGCTGACCATTTCAAAATTGGTTTTAGTACCTTCGATGTTTACGCTGAAAGAATAAGTCGCCACTGTGCTAGGGATTAAATTGATCTGATATTCATTATAGGTAATGCCATTGATGAGTTCTGTAGCACTGGGTTTTCCGATAACCGTATTAGTCAACAATGATGAATTCAATACTGCGGTAAATTGTTCTTGCCAATTGTCATTGCCTGCATCTGCCCAATTGATTACCAGACCGCTAAGGTTGATACCATTGCTGTCAAATACATTTTCAGTAGTGCTGACTGAATCAAATTTTAAATAACCCTGTGATGTGATATTACGTTTAGGTGTATAGCTGACTAGACGTGCTAGTTTAAGTATACTGTCACGACGCTCTGCTGTATCGATGAAGTTTTCACGTGCATTTAAATCACCACGGAATGCCAATGACTGACCAAGGAAGGAGATCATGTCGATCAATGCGATAAATTCGCTCGATTCGATAAAGTCATTGAAATCTTCGGGATAGTATAAACGCAAATAGCTGATCATTGAAGCACGAAGTGTTTCAAAGTCATAGCTTTGGAAGTCTGCGCTACGGAAGGTTTGATATAATTTAGTCCAATCTTCTGTAACTAATAAACTGGTTTGTCTGGTCGTGGTTGCCATGCTTTATTCCTATTATGTAGTATTTATCAGGAATAAAAAGTGCGTAGTTAATTACTTTAATGACATGGTTTTGCTGTTGTTATCAAACTGCATGCTGAGCAAACTGCTTTGATTTGTAGGCAAATAACGCAGTTGTAGCAGGATCTGTATGCCTTGATCGTATTCAGTGACTACTATATTGTCATAGCTAACACGAGGATCATAGCTGGCTATGCTTTTAATATCGTTGGTGATCACTGATTTTAGATCTTCTGTAAAGGGTTCGTGTAGTACATTGTAGATTATGGTGCCAAATTTTGGATTCATCAATTTCTCACCCTTGCGAATGCTGAAATTGTTTAAGATATCTCGTTTTATCAGGTCAAAATCTGTCAGGCGAAAATTCTTATTTTGCCCAATAGTTGAGAATCCTTTATATGTGGTAGCCATAATATTACTTATCCTCTAAAATATGGCTCATGTGTAGGGGCTACAGTAACTATGCTGCTGATACTATTAGCTTGAGCTGCCCACAGGCCAACATTAGCATTAAATCGCACATCATTAAATGAATGCACGGGTGCGCTATTGCTAGCGGTTTTATTCATATAGATATTACCGCCTGCATTTAGATTGATATTTTTATCGCTGTGTATATTGACATCGCCTTCACTGCGTAGATTGAATCCTGATTTGCTGTAGATATTGATACTGCCATCTTTGGTTAACTCTACCCAGCTATTGCCCTTGGCATGGCTGATATAGATAGTTTCTTCTGTGTCATGCATCAAGATCTGGTGTCCACCGGCTGTGCGTAATCTTACCAATTGATCGACACCTAATACACTGCCATCGTCCATGACGAATTGATGTCCACCTTTGCGTGTTTTCACGCGATAGTATGCTTCTGTTAGTGTGCCTGCATTTAAATTGGTTATATAATTAGGATCATCAGCAGGATCGTTCAACGGTCTTCCTGGAGTCGATATACCAAATACAGCACTAGGTGTTTCACGTTGGCTACTACTAGTAATAGTACCGCGTGTGGTATCACGATCTAAACCCTGTTGTTTCAATACAGCATATTGTATTTCATGTATAGGTTTAGCTAGATTATAAAAATTAGGATTGGTTTCGTTAGCTGGAATATTTTCGTTGAATTCTGTAACGGGTGCTGTATTACCTTGTGTGTATGATGCCAACACATTTGCTGATGCATAGGTAAGATCAGTATTTTTACTGCCGGCGAGCCCGGGCAACATATAACGACTGAGATTATCGTTAACACAGGCCAGCCAATATCCTCGCATGGGGTCTCCAGCCACAAATATACAGATAACTTCTACACCAATATCAGGTGGTACCATCCACATGCCATAGGTATGTGTTACATGGTCCCAAGCATTTTTAGTATCGGGCGTATCTGTAGTGTTGATTTCTGTGCTGGTATAGCCCATGAACGGACTAGCATACGACACTGTGCGCCAATTGGCTTGATCATCAGGGTTGCCACCTAGTTCAGGAATAAACACCTGTACTCGACCACAGCGTGTAGGATCTAGATTGTTACGCACAACCCCTATATAAGGATAGGGATTGATGCTGGTAGCTGGGGCTAGTGCAGCTTGTAAATTTTTAAGTATCTTAGTACCGATTCGAAAGTCTATCGCCATATTATTGTCCTGGTATCACTGCCACTGGTGCATTTGATGCATTGATGGGCTGCGTTGGTGCTGTACTATTTACGTCTATCAAGGCCTGCTGTTGTTGAGTTACGATAGGCGGAGGCTGTAATAGATTCTGTGCTTGTCGTTGTCCTGAATCTTCTACTGTTGGCATTGATGGTATCGACCCAATATTCTGTGCTGGTAAGTTTTTACTTAATGTAGCAGTAGTCTGTGCAGTAGGATCACTGTTACGTTGACCAGTGCTAGACTGTGGTTGTGTCATGTAATCATATTTGTTTTGGAATGGTAAACGTATGAGATTCAACTGTTGGGTAAATTGGCCATTTTTAAACTCACTAGTCACTTGCAATACTTTATACAAGCCTGAAAAAATACTGGTTTGATAGTTGCTGTTGAATTTCAATAGGCCAGTATTTTCATCCATGTCAACTGGGGTCCTGAAAGTTAGACGTACATAGATTTCCGTATAATCTGTCCTAATACTACCATTAGGGGTCAGTCTAGGATCTGATGCTGTGATCGTACCTTGACGACCATCAGTATTGCTGGCAGCTAACAACGGACTGTAAAAACAATCATCTTGTTTGATAAACTGTGGATCGCCCACTATAGTCAACTGTACATTTAACATGTCAGCAGCTGACAAGGTCATCAGGCTGTCTTCTAGGTCTGCAACAGCGACACTTTTTGGACTGATCGACCCGCCTGTAGCTCGTGCTTTGGCATTATATACCTGTGGCTTGACCTGCATGGGCATGACTGAATTTGGTGCTTGGCCTGTTCCTTGATATGCTCCAGCATTTTGTATGGGATTACCTTGTGTGGCTGTGTCTGGGCTCTTGTATAATTTACTAACTGCTGATCTATAAGCTGTCTGCGCTGTATAGTACAATGTGTTAAAGTTAAGATCAAAAGTGATCACATCATCATTCTTACCAGTATAGATGTAATTGTAGTCTTTGACAAAGTTAGTGGCTTTACCTTGTGGTGCTACATCACTTTTAACATTATAAATCGTATAAGGTTGTACGCTGTAGGTATAATTTTTAGCATTGATATTGCGTATAGGGTCAAATTGTCCTACTGTAACTGTTGGCACTATCTTGTACCAATTTAAAGGTTGATTGGCATTCTGTGCTTTTTGTTGTAGATAGGTCTGAGGATCTACACCATCGGGGATGGCCATTTGATTTTGTATATAATCGCTATTACGTACTACATAGTCAATGACTTTATCGATACTAGTACCAGCATTGATGCTCATAGTTCTTGATGTAGTATTAAAATCTTTACTGGGTTGACCAAGGTTGCTCTGACGTATTGATGTAGTATTATTGGGATTGACCATGCTGGTATCACGTGGACTTAATGCACCACCTGTGGTAAAAGATGATTGTGCAATACTAGGATGTAAATCAAAATTATATGTATCAGGCACACCTATTTTATTATTATTAGCCAGATTCGTGTTCCACCCATTTAGTGCATCAGCAAAACTCTTATTACTACCGTTACCTGATTGGAAAAATTCACTGACTGATCCTGATGCTATTTCAAAATTTGCAGGTGTGCTGACTGCTGATTGATCAAAGGCCGCATGATTATATGGCACAGCAGATATCTGATAAGTAGCACCTGACACACTGGCAGTGATGCCCATTTGCGTAAGTTTAATAGGTATGATTTTGGTTAATCCAGGAATGATGCCTTGGATAGTACCTGTTTCATCAGTGGCAAAGAAATCGATCTGTATCAAATAGACCATGTCGAGATAGTTGCTGGCATTGACCGCTGGATCATTAGCTTGATCTAAAAGTCTATTGATCAATGTCATACCATAAGGTTCGATGATAGTGAAATTCAATTCAATGGCATTAGTGTTGCGTGTTGTAGCGTTAGTACCAATGACAGTAGTCATCGAAAAATCTTCAAAGTAAAAATCTTCGCTGAAGTAAGGACTGCGTATAAATTGATTTGGTCCTGGTGTGTTGTTATATCTACCCGCTGATGCTATTAATACTCTATTGGGAATATATTGGCCACCTGCGACCAGATTATTATATTCTGCGGCACTGAGTAGTGCTAGACTCAGGCCATAGGTATAGCTGGGATATTCTAACAACACATTGGTCATTGGTGCGGCTAGATCAATGACATCTGGGTTAGCGTTTATTCCATTCAATGAATTGACTACATCAGCACGACTACTGCCCGGATTAGGATTTGGTTCTGGTGGTGGTTCTACAGACGAGCCGATCGGATCTGGATTAGGATTGGGATTCACTCCAGGACTGATATTAGTATTTTCAGCAACAGTAGTAGGAGTACTTGTAGCTCCTCCAGGAGTAGAATTGTTTACCTGATCAGCAGATGTCGGACCAGTACTGGTTATCTGTGTTTGTGTTTGTAAAGAATTGTTCTGTTGTTGGATCAAGGCGATTTGTTGTTGTGCTTGCGGTGTTGCTAGCTGTGCGTTAACTGCATTGATCTGTGTTTGAATTTGTGGTTGTTGGCTAGCTGGAAAATCGCTTAGTTGTTTGTTCAACAGATTAGTAATATTTAAACCTGATGGATTAGAAGCATTACCGACATTGACTAGATTGGCCTGTCCTTCTAGATAGGTAATCTGTGCCTGTGATAAATCCCCAAATAAAGTCTGCACGGATTATATCCCCAATGCGGCTGTTATCGTAGCTTTTTGTGGAATATAAATTACTGCACCAGGTAAGAAATCGAAAACAGGATCTTGAATAGTATTTGGATTACGGACACTGAACACCCACCATAGGCCAGCATCGCCATATAGATCATAGGCTAATAGATCGGGTCTATTAGCATAGATCGCATCAATTTGATATTGAGTGTCACTGGCATTCATCGGGATAGTGGGTATATTAGCCACATCTAAGAAAAATGAATAGACCTGTGTGTTGGCATAAGGACTATTTTTATTATATGTTACTGCTTGGACCATTATAGGAATCCTCCATATCCTTTATTTCTATCTTGTAACAACGCACCTGCGGCAAATTGATTTAAATCAAATCTTTCATGTAAACCTAATCTGCTGTATACTGGTTTCAATGTGATAGAAATCTGACTCTTGGTTGGTAATCGAGTGGTAGTTGCTATAGTCTGGAACTGCGTTGGTGATCCAGGAAATTGTGGTTGCGGACCAAATTGCTGTGCATTTGGTGTAGTCAAACTGTTATTGATGTTGAGATCGTTGTAGTTGACATTGACATTTTGTAAGGTAGTGCTGGAAATAGGCACTTCTATATAGTCAACATCATCAGCTAGTGTGTGCTGAAATGCAGTGATTACACAAGGTACATGTGGAAAGTAATGATCACCATACCCATCTAAAAATACCATCGGTGGCGGATTACCTACATTGGTTCCTTGACCAAAGAACATTTTGGTTGCTGAACGGAAGAAGTATATGACTGCCATCAGATATTGACCTTCGTCAATACTTTGCACTGTGAAATCTCCACTGATGCTGATATCACTGACTTCACTGTTTTGATAAAAAGGTATCGGATAGTTACTGTGTGTAGGTGTTATCGGTGAATAGTGTGCGGCATGCTGTATCGATATACTTGGAGTATAGGGAAATATCACTCCGTTAGTCTGTATCAGCGGTGCCATCAAGCTGTTACTACCTGTAGGATCTTTATAAAATATCTGGGCACCATCAGCTAGACTAACACGCACTCGCCAATCGTTTGAACTAGAAGTTGCTGCACCGGTGGCACCTGATACTGACTGGAAGGCTATGCTAGGTGCGACTGCTGGTGCACCTATGCCGCCACCAAAATTAAGTCCGCTGGCTCCTAATCTAGCATTACTGGGATCAGCTAGGCCTGCTTGTGTAGCATCATAGCCGCCGCCTGTGGTTTCTACAGTATTAGGATCATAGCCATTAGAGTCTGGGCTAAAATTAGGTGCATTAGTATAACCTTCTGTTACAGAAACATCACTGTTAACTGGGCTATTTGGATTACCATAATTAGGGTTGTTAGGGTCGTAACCGCCACCAATAGCGCCTACTTGCGGCACTGCTGTTTCAGTCACAGTGTAAGGTGCGCTGACAGGTGTGCTGGCTGCTGCTGAGTCAGGGACTGATATAAAACCGCCTGCTGTGGTGTCTACTTGTGTATTTGACATATTTTTTCAAAAGCCTCTTGCTATTGTGTATTTATAGGCTATATAATAGTAGTAGTTAAAAGGAACCTCTAAATGAGAAAAGTAAATTATCTTAACAATAAAGACATATTGAAAGAGATACACAAAAGCAAGTTAACCTACTGTAGTTTTGTAGACGATAGCGTTAAAAGCTATGATGTAATCGTAACCAACGTAGACAAAATTACTAAAAAAGCTATCCAAGAAGCACGTAAAACTCGTGCAGAAAGACTAGCTAAAGAAGCACAAGAACAAGATTTATTAAATGGCATCAAGAAAAAACTCGACGAATACCTAACTCCTACAAAAGATATCCCACAAACAGATGTAGTTTTCCGTGTGATGACATGGGAACATATACCTATTGATGAAGTAAAACAGAAAAAAGCAGACCTCAAGGCACAAGAAGAAGCAGAAGAAGACGACCTTTTCGAAACAGAATATGATGATCCTGCTATGCAGATCAAAGGCCCAGCAAAATATGTTAAAGTAAACTTTCCTCCTTTCCAACACTATAAAGTCGATGAAGAAGGAAATCCCGTATGCGTTGGTAAAAGCCATTGGAAAGGTGGTTTAGAAAAAGGCAAGTTCAGCAAAGATCACGGCACTATGACACCAAAACTAGCACACATGTTTATCAAACTATGTGAACGCTATGCTACTAGGTCAAACTGGCGTGGTTATACCTACAACGATGAAATGCGTAGCCAAGCATTACTACAGTTAAGCCAAATTGGCCTACAGTTCGACGAAGCCAAAAGCCAAAATCCATTTGCTTATTACACAGCAGCTATCACTAATAGCTTTACCCGTGTATTAAACATTGAGAAACGCAACCAAAATATCCGTGATGATATTTTAGAAATGAACAACTATAATCCCAGCTATACACGTCAAGGCGAATGGGGAGCTGGTGGCGGCCATTACGAAGAATAGTTAAAAGATATTATATCTGCCAGTCGCCTAGTAATAAATACTTTATAGGAGATTGGCAGAAATGAAATACAAAAAAGATTATTACGGTTATGTTTATGAATGGACTAACATT